AACAGTTTCGTGATTGTATCAACCTGTGCATTGAAAATGTTGGTAACAGTTATTTACTGCTTACCGGGAAAATATCTTTAGCCTCTGAACCTGCAGGTAAAACAAGACTCTTCGCTATCTGTAACTTTTGAATCCAAACAGTCCTTTTCCCTCTTCATAATTGTTTAATGGAAACATTAAAATTATTTAGAAGTGATGGGACATTTGATCAAATCGGACAGTTTAATAGAATCCTTAAGGAAACTAAAGGCTATAAAACCTACTGTTTTGACTTGTCAAAAGCAACAGATCGTTTTCCAATAATATTACAACAAGTTTTACTTGGAGTAATAGTCAATGACAAGTTTGCTGAGATTTGATCTCACTTAATCAGCTACTTCCCTTTCAGATACAATCATAATGATTATAAATGATCGGTAGGCCAGCCATTGGGTGCTTTCTCATCTTGAGCAATGTTTGCACTGACACATCACCTTGTAGTTCAATACTGTTATTTCAAATCATCCAATAGGATTTCTTGATTTAATAAGTACGCTCTACTTGGAGATGATATTGTAATTTGGGACCCTAAAGTGGCTTCAGAATATCAACTATTCATAAATGACATAGGAGTAGAAATCAATTACCAAAAATCCTTTGTTGGATTAACCAACTCGGGGGAATTTGCTAAACGACACTTCTCTAATGGTCAAAATATATCCGGATTTGGATTCCAAATGATAAAACAAGCAAATGCGAGTTTACCAGGATGGATCCGTTTTCTAGAAATACTTGAATCAGAAAATTTTCTTGCACCTGGAACAACTTTGTTACTACCCGGAATCAATGGACAAGGACTTCCTAGTTCAAAGATTTCCGAACTACATTGATTGTGAACATTAAGAAATTGTTTTGCCCACGGATTATTATTAAACCGCGGTAACATCACTTTTTCAAATCAAGACATTCTTGAGTTTTATACTCTTGAAAGAATTGAACTGTTGTACAAACAAATGTGTTCTTCACTTAAAGAAAGTGATTACAACCGACTTAAAAAGAAGGTCATAACACTCTCTAAGCGTTGGGGTGTAGCGGTAAAGTTAGACCGCTTGGACATCATCTTCATCAATGATGAATTAGTAAGCCATCCGATAGTACGTTATCTTAATCTGCGAAATAATATCATTTTTGATAAAATCGAGCAATTTAATGAAAACCTAAGATCTGGTTTATTCTCTCAAGAGTCAATTTTGAAGTTATCTTCATATTCTCAAGAAGAGTTTATTCCGTCACTAACGGTTGACACTTACTTTACTAAAGATATTAATGAAGTTAAACACAAGTTAAAGACTAGTATACAACACAAGTCGATTAATAAAATGATTAGTTCTAGTAATGACCATGATACGGAGGGGGAAAACTTCCACTAACAATGTTAGAGCTGATGCAGACACAACCAAGGTTGTG